TGCTATAAGTGAGCCCTCGTACCTTGAAAGTGACCTAGTAAAGGGGTCTATAATGTAGTGCCCTTTAGCTGCGGGGGTGTCACCATATGTCCCATTGGTGAACAGAGTAGTATCGAAAAGATCTTCAGAGTTCTTACCATAGTACCATACCATTGCGTTACTTGGGTACTTAGCTGGACCCCATTTACTGGCATAGTAATCAACTGGTTGTTCACCAATGGCGTGTGTTGCGTTGACTTTATCCCTATACCACCCTTGGTTGTAGAGATTATACCTGTGATTAGAGGATAAGGTAGCAGGTTCTTCCTCAACACCTAGTCCATCCTCTACACCCCATATATCCCGAACCAAAGGGCTTATGGGCCTAGAGGTAATATCATCCGCATCAGGATCATACGATATAAGTAAGAGGTTAGAGTATGATGTTGCAATTAAGAGTTTACCCCCTATAGTAGCAAACTGGGTGGGTTTATTACCTGGAGTAGGAAGGACAACTTTGCTGCCTCCGTTCTTAAGAGAGGCAGAAGGGGACTCTGCAAACAGATCAAAGAAAGCTAGCCTATCACCTATATGTACTACACCTAACGATATAGAGCTATCTCCAGCTACGTTGTCCCATCTATAAAACCCTACGTATGCATCAGAGGATTGGAAGTCAGAGTTTGAAAGTATAGTGCTCTCAAAAACATAGCCGTCTTCATAGTCCATGCCTAACCTTCTCTGCCTAGACCCGTCTCGGCTCAAGACAAAGTTCTCTTCATCTAGAGAGGCATTCTCCGGGTAGGTCAAAGGATTAGCTTCAGTTATAATACCCCTGACAAATGTATTAAACTCAGCTGTAGCATTAGATCTAGACATATTATATCTTCTTTGCTAGGTAACGGTCTAAGTGTTCCTGGGCACGACTATGTGACGTGTATAAACCTTTTACTTCATTAGGAGCCTCACCACCACCCTCATAAGCTATCTTGTGCATAGAGTAAATAGTAGAGTAGACCTTAAGCTCTCTCTTAGGTTTTGTCAAGGTAGGGGTTTTTCTCCCAGACCTGGGTGTTCCCTTTCCTGCCGTAGTTGGGGTACCTGACTCCACCTTTTGCTCTCCAGCTTTTACGGCTGAGTCTTCTTTTGTGGCTTTGGGATCTTTGCTCTGCTTTCTCATTTGCTACCTGTTTAAGTGCTAGGAATGCTGCTGACTTAGTTTCTTCCAGTAAAAGAGGAAACGCCTCTATAGGAAGGTCTGGTACAAAAGTATCTACTGGAGACCACCCTGGTTCAATAGACCCAGTACACTGAGTCTTAGATCCTTGGAGAGTAGACTCTACAACAGAATCATAAGCATCAAATAAGATGTACTCGTCATCAAAGGATGTCCAGTACTCGGCTGCTCTATCGTTGTAGATATTGAACTTGACACCAGTGTCATCAGTTACCTGGGTTACATTTGTATTAGACTCGTTCAACTCACTTTGCTTAGAGAGGAAACTGTCTGGGTGCATATAGACTACGTCTAAGTACTTGTCTCTTGTGTCAGTAGTTTTTCTTTTATTATACTTCATCACGCCTAGTTCATAAGCGTTTACAGGAAGCTTGAGGTAGTTAGGCCGTGATGTATCAGACACACTGTCTAGCAGATACATTTGTTTGAGATGAGGCCAGTCTCTCTTGACTAGTAGAGAGTAGAAAGTGTCCTTAGCTATCTGTGCTATTTGAAGAGACTCTAATGTGTCGTTTATACTGTTGACTTCATCAGAGTCCATGTCATTTAACACGGACTGTACAATCTCTAAAAGTGTTAGTTTTGCCATTACACTTTACCTACAATAAAGTTCAATACCTCACCGTCCCAGTCATTTGTGCCTGTCTCATTCTCTACATATAGCTCTACATAGTCATTTGTCTCTAGAGTAGCAAGAGCAGCACACGGTGCTGGTGAGCCAATAGCTGTTGAAGTATATTCTCGACTAGTTTTTGATGCTGTAATAGCTGTCCCATTCTTTGCTATATAATGGGCAATATTTGCTGTACCAGAGGCTGTAGCACCAGATATATTGCAAGACACCAACACATCAATAGCGTTAGTACCTATATATGTGAATCTACCGCCAGTAGAAACTGTAAACTGATTTGATGCAGCGTCTACCCAGTTAGTGCTGCCGTTGACCATTTTGGGATTACCTGCATCACCATCTCCTATACCAATAGTAGTGGTAGTAGAGGTATGCATATAGCCTTGGGCGTTTTTAACACTGTCCTGTAAACCTATGTTCTCTAGGACCTGCCATCTGATATCGCCTTTATCTAAGTTCTGGACAATGTTTGTAGCCCCAGTATCAAACTTACAAAGCTGTATCCTGCCTTCATTACCAGCACTTAGGTTACCAGAACTAGCAGCTACTTTCATATGAGTAGTTGCACTTGCATTCACAAACCCACACCGTAAAAAAGCTAATGTAGTGAAGGTACCCCCAGAAATATCTAAGCCTGTAGTATACCCAGCAACCATTACGTATTCTTGCAAGACTAAAGTACCACATGTACCTGTGACTACTAGGCCGGTTGTTGCTGTAGTAATAAAACCCCGCACCCAGTTAAGGAAACTCCAATTTGTAAAAGTCCCAATACTAGAGGCAGAGTTTACACTGAATTCTCTTATGAATGCCTGCTCTGTTCCACCACCTGTACAGGAAAAGACTGTACCTGAGGCAGCAGTTAACTTGAATCTGTCAAAATGAAAACTGCCTGTTGCAGTAAAAACACTACCTGTTGTAGTAGTCGTGATGCTAGATATACTACCAGTCAGTCCTATAATTGCTGTATTTGCAGCTAATACAAACCGATCATTACCTACATCAATAGCCCCATCTAAGAGATAAACAGTATCACTTGCTAAGGTAATAACATCTGACACTGCTGTTGGGAAATCAGATGCAGATTGTACAATGACCTCATTCGATATAGAACTAGAGGGGGTGGTCCAAGAACCACTACCTGCTCCAGTAGCTACATATACTGTACCAGAAGCAGCAGCAGCCACACCTTTAGGTTCGTGAAGCTGAGGATCAGTTAAACCAGAGTGCTGTACGTCAGCCATTGTTACTCCTAGAAATATAGGCCCCCGAAGGGGCCAGGTAGGTTATACCATTTTGATATAACGAATAGTTACGATAGCTGAACCACCAGCCCCAACAGTAGGGGAGGTACCGCTCAGTGCTACTGAAACCTCAGTATCAGCGGCCAGAGTAGCAGCCCATGTACCATTAATAGCAATACCAGTATCAGCATCGACATAGGTAGCAGACGCTTCACCACGAGTCTCATCAATGGAAATACCATTTGTAGACTCAGAACCATCCGTACCAATATTGATAACCGGGGAAGTACCACCTAGTACGAATACCTCATCGATACGTACTACTGCATCGAGGATACGAGCACCTGCTGGTAGTTGAACTAGGTTAGCGCTAAAGACATCGTCATTGATGTTAGCACCAGTGAACTTGAGAGATAGCTCTTGGACAGATCCCTCTGTCTTAATGCCACCTTCAATACCTTCTTTTGCAGATCTAGGGCCGTAGAAATTACGTGAACCTAGACCAGAGTTACTTTCAAAAGCCATTTTCTATCTCCTGTTATTCAGTTGCAGTTGCAGAGGTACAAAGAACACCTAGAGTGTCTACACGTTGAGCACCAAGGCCCCATCGTGCGCGAGTAACAAACTCATCACGCGCTAGATCTTTGTTACGCTCACCTTCAACACTAGGTTGTTGTCGCCATGCGGCCATAACAGGTCGAGTGTTATCATCAGCTACACACATGAAGAGGTTAGATACATAACCAGAACTTACATCTGTAGCGTTAGCACCACCAAGCTCAGGTAGAGCAGTATCGGCAGGACTAGGTAGACGGTTAGAGGTCCAGAAGTCAAAGCCATAAAGGTTAAACAAGAACTTATGCTGATTAGCAAACCCAGACTCAAGGATAGATCGGAACTTGGGATCATAATCAAGAGAACGAGTGCTAGTGAACTGTACAAGTTTGTTAAGAGTAGCCTCTACTACCGGATCAACAACAGCAATACGACCCATCTGAGGCACGTTAGCTTTGTCAAAAGATAGCTTCATTGCTACCAAATCATCCTGGGTTAGGATATCATTTGTACCAGATGCTACACCACGGTGAGCAAACCCATTAACTGAGTTGTTATCATCCGCAGTTTGTGCTGCATCAGCCACTTCATAGAACCGAGTCTCAAAGTGTTCCTGAATAGCACGAGTAGCTTCTTGACCTCGCATTGCCATTAAGGATTCAATCTGACTACCATCTTGACGCAGGATATCAGATACTGACCAAGCATCACCAACATAATCAGTGATACTTAAAGTCACTGAGCTGGTGTCGATTGGGTTGTAGATCAAAGGTACTTCATCACTAGCCTCTTGGATAGTGGCAGAACCGATGGTTTTAATATTAAGGGTAGACCCTGATCCGAAATCATTTACATTACGGTAAAACTGCTCGGGCATGATGCCGTCATGTAGTTGAGAAAGGATGAAGGCACTGTATTGTTGCGCTTCAATAAACGCAGTACTGTTGCCTGAATTCTGTGAACCAGCCATTTATTATGCTCCTAAATTGGATGTTGCAGCTCGCCATGCATCCATTACTTCAGATGTAGACGACCCACTCATTACCGATCTAATCGGTTTCTGTTCATTGCCAGTAGATTGAAAAGCCTCAGTATTCACGGAGGATCTATTAAACTCTTGAGACGTTGGTTTAGCACTAGTACCAAACAATGCGTATACAGCTTTTGGGGACGTAGCAGCTAAGTTGTTCATGTAAGATGCATCTACACCTAACTCAGCAGCCTTGGCTATAAATGCAGCCTCAGCCTTTTCTTTATCACCAAATTGTTTTGTCAAGGAGTTTACTACCTCACCGACATTACTTGTCTGTACATCTGCTTGTTTGTTGGCTCGTAACCTCTGATCTACAAGGTTTGCTACCTCACTCATGTCAACAGGCTGGCTGGTTGGTGTACCCTGCTCCTTTTGACTGGCGAATTGTGCTAAGGATTCTTCGATAGAAGATGCAGCCTCTAGTTTAGTCCTAGTCTCAATAAGCTCCTGCTCTAGCTTCTGGATATGTGTTTGGGCATGTGGTATAGATTCTAATGCTTTATTAACATCAGTATACTTTTTACCCTCACCTATAAACTCATTAGCTACCTCAGGTACTTGGAAGACAGGGGACTGTTCAGTACTACCAGGGGTATTTGGTGTACTTTCATTCCCTTCGAAGATATTGGTTTGGTCAACCATTTAATCTACCTCAATTAATTTAATCATTTCTGTTACTGCTCTTTGGTACCCTAGACAATCAGATTGGAAATAAGGCCAACTTGACTTGTCGTAGGTACCTCTTTTAAGCTGAGAAGTACGAACCTCCTCTAGCTTATCTTCAAGTAGGCCGGTAAGCCTCTTGAAAGCTGGTATAGCAGCAAGCATACTTGCTTTAAGATCTATCTTTTCTTGATCTGTAAGCCCTGCTTGCCACTTAGAATTCTTCATCTGGCACCTCTCCTTCTACTGGAGTAGCCTGTTCAACCTCTACATCCTCTTGTACTTGGTTGATTATACGTTGTGTCTCAGCCTGTTCAAAGATATTGATGTTATCACTAAAGAGATCATATCTTCGTAAACTAAGTACATCCTCTACTAGCTTTGACAATTGCTTAGCAGAGGTATGGGGTCTTAACATCTCACCCATTGTAGAGTTAAACACACCATTCAGGTTCTGTATTAGCTGTGACTGAGCTGCAAAGTGTCTAGCACCTATTGGCTTCAGCTTACCTGTGGATGTGATATCCTCTTTTGTAACGGACATAACCACTTCGAGGCCAATCTCATCATCCATTACACGTACAGTATCAGCCATGTTCATATTACGTTTGCTGATCTCTAGCATGTTATTCAGCAAAGGCTCTAGGAGATTTATCTCGAAGTTAGTAGACTTCTCTTGAAAGATACGACCTGCTGCGTTCTGCAAGGATTGTACTTCAAAAGCTGTCTTCTCTCCTGGTGTCCTTACACCCATTGCTTCTCTAGGTGCTCCAGCATACAGCTCCATCTTGTCCTCTAAGAGTTGGATCTGTAGATCTGCATTCAATGCTGTGGTATCAGGGACGAGCATCTGGACATCGCCATTTTCATCTATATGGATCTCTTCCCCTGGACCCCAATCAAACTCGTCTACATCACCAATAATCTTTAAAGGAGGATAAGCTATTAGATCAAACACATCCGCCTTTAAGTTCTCTAGATGATCAATACGATACTGCATACCTACTAGGTTATGAAGAGGACCCATTGCCCATAAGTTATCAGGTCTTAGTCTCCAACCTACGTGTACTATACTAGAACCTTTAGACCAACCAGGAGATACCTCTTTACGTAATACAGTAGCTCTATCTACTATGGTGATCACCTGATCCCTTAGTAGTACATCTCTCTCTGGGTCGTAAATATCACCATGAAACTCTAGAAATTCAACATAGTTAGACTGGTAATATTCATAAAGGTTCCCGAAACCATCAATATTATATCCAATCGCCTTATCAAAGTCCTCTACAGAGTACTGACCTGCTAATTCCTTCATCTGCATACGCTTAGAGATAGCATCCTGGAGGTAGATATCCTCTGGGTTATCTAAGGCCATTGTCTTTAGCTCACCTATTGTCTTAACTGATCTAATGATCTTAGGTGAATGGGCTACGTCTGTTGCAGTAGGATCAAATACAACATCCATGGGGGATATCCGCACTACCTTAGGACCTATATACCCAGGGATCAACTCCCCCGTAATAGCATCTTCCTTATACTCCGCTACAAACTCTACAGTACCAATGGCATTTCCATAGTCTATGTAATCATAGAGGAGTTGAGAGATAACCGTTCTGAGGTTACCTTGCCTAGCCTTATTAGAGATGTATGCCTGGATAGCTTGAGCTTTCTGTTGTTCTGTCTCATCTAGACTGTAACTCTCCCACTTAACCCATTCATCATTAGGAAAGAGTGCAGCTATGTAGTTAGCATGTAGGTTATCCCTTATCTGAGCTAGCTTAGGGAGAGTGGTACTGTTCTTCCAAGGCAAATCCGAGTTAGAAGTACCTGAGGTGTCTGTGGCAAATATGTAGTTCCTAAGCTCCTTCTGTTCCTCTATCCAGGATCTTCGTTGAGTATGCCAAGTATGCCAGAGATTACCAACATACTCTGCCATGCTCTCTCTGTGCCCTTCTGTGACACCTCTTAACTCTGCTACTTTATTACTCATATAGAGATACCACCAAAGCGTTTATTAAAGGTAATAACATTCTTTTTCTCTCTTATCTTTCTGGCCTTAGGAGGAGTAGCAATCTCAACTACACTAGCAAGGCAATCTTTTACATCGTCATGAGGAGGTCTGGCCATTACTAGTTCTTCCTCTAGTACAGGTGTGTATCCTCCCTTGTAATGGAACACAGATTGATTCTCATACCTAGGTTCTAAGGCAGCCAAGATACGCTCATCCTTACTTCCTTCACTTCTGCTAGGTCTGTACTCATCTACACTTAATCTAAGACCTTCAGCTCTGATCCTATCCTTGAGGTCATTACATATAATAGCCTGGGCTACTGTAACCTCTGCCCTGAGCTTCTTAAAATCCCACTGAGTGTGTAGTTTAATTAGGTGCTCATAGTACTCAGAGATCCTGTCTGTCTTAAACCTGTCTATATCTAGTACGTAGATATAACCATCAGGGTCAATACCTATAACCACAATAGCCGTATAGTCAGCCTTCTTATTAAGACTGAAAGCAAAATCAATAGCAGCATAGACATTAAGCGGCCTGTCCTTGAAAAACCATCTACCATATTCTTGCTTCAAATGTCTCTTGTCGTAGTATTGGAATCTGTCGTAACTCAGTCGTCTAGATTCTGGGTCGTTTGGGTCGTTATAATATTGAGCAAAGAACTGTGCCTTATCTAGGTATTTGGCTTTCTTCCTGGCTAGTTCCTTATGGTCAAAACCAAAAGCTTTACCGTCCTCTCTGATCTCCTTGTCCCATAAGAACTTACCATCAGTTTCTACTACCTCTATCTTGAACTCATATACCTCTCTCTCATCAATTATATCTCCCTCATCATTGAATACCGACTCGGTCATATCCATTAAACTTTGGTAGATATCAGAGGGGTGGTACCGTGTACCTACTACAGTCTCTGTTGCCCCTGTGGTTTCAATGGAGGCAAGTTGGCTGTACTGCTGGGAGACTTTGTTTCTTCCCTCTTCAGTATAGGCATTATTAGGTACAACCATGTCATCAAGAAAAACATCGGTAGCATGGAAACCAGTAATATTAGTTGTAAGACCTGCCGCAAATACTGAGCTATCCCTAACAGCCTCTCGTTTTCTCGCAGGGTGGTCAACACAGATCTCGGTCGTAGTCCATTTCTCACGCTTACCCTCCTCTGGATGAATCATCTCTGGCCAGTATCTGGTATAGATGTCTGAGGTTAAGATGTCCTTTATAGCTTTTAACTGTTTCTCTGCCAAAGCACTGGTAGCAGATACATACAGGACAGTTTTACTCGGGTCTTTAGTCAGTAACCAAGCAGCTTTAACAGCAGCGCAATGGGACTTCTGATGGTCCCTAGGAAGCAAGAGACAGGTATTATCTATCCCTTTATCCTCACACTCCATCCACCAACTGAAAGTGCCTTCGTGGACCTTACCGTATACTCTATGTGGATTAACGAGCCTAGCGAAGACATTAAGATTAGCCTCAGCTAGTTTCCTAATCTCTTCCTTATCGTTTTTATCTCTCTCGTTTAGTCTCATCGTTTAAGGTATAGCCTCAGTCTTACTTAATAAACTGTTTAATCCTACTAAGATCATTATCGTGCTCAGCTCTAGCCTTAGTAGCTAGTTTAAGTTCACGTTCCTGTTTCTCCTTAGTGGGTCTGCCTACTTTCTTATCTATCCATCCTTTCTCTGCTAACCATTTAGATGCCTGGTAGTTTGACTTAGCTTCCTCTATAACGCCTTTAAGACCCTCTGACATCATGGATAATTCTAACTCCTCTCTCCACTCTGCTACTTCATTCCTTATTCGTGAGTTACCAAGGCACCTCTTCCAGTGTTGCCAAGAGAAGAAGTATTTCTTAGCGAACTCATACTCTGTAGGATCTCTAGCCTCTAAGTAAAGTCTTTTAATAGAGGGCAATACCTTACCATTCTGTAGGGCATGGTCGTGCTCTTTAAGAGTGTATAAGGATCTCTCTACATCGTGCTG